GTGGCGACTATTCGGAGATCTACTATTTTGATGATGCCGGAAAGCCTGCCGACAAGGAGCAGGCCACGCGGTGCGTTATCCGGGAGTGTCTGAACGATGGGACGCTGGTCGGTGAGATCAATGGCCTTGCGAGAGGTGCCTGATGCCACACAAACCCAAACGTCCGTGTCGTTATCCCGGTTGCCCGAACCTGTGTGTAACAGGTACCTACTGCGAAGTTCATCGGAAGGAATGGTCGCCTGAGTCGCTGCGTGGTAATGCAGCAGCTCGGGGATATGATACGAAATGGCGGGTAGCGCGAAGGCTGTTCCTTCAAAGATACCCACTTTGCCAGCAGTGTCTGAAGAACGGGAAACTGACTCCAGCGACGGTGGTGGACCACATCGTGCCCCACCGCGGTGATCAGTATCTGTTCTGGGATCAGGATAACTGGCAGGCTTTATGCAAGCAATGCCACGATCAGAAGACAGGCCATGGCCTGTGATGGAGGTAGAGAATGAAAAATCCATTTGCCGGGCTGTTCCGGGCCCGGGACAAGCCCCAGGATGTTGTCAGCGCCGCGACGACCTTTTCCTTCGGCGGCAGCAGCTCGGGTAAGTCGGTCACGCCGAGAAACGCGATCCAGGTGTCCGTGGTGTACGCCTGTGTGCGCGTCATCGCGGAGACCATCGCCAGCCTGCCGTTTGCCGTGTATGAGGAGACGGATAAAGGCTCCGCCAAGGCACCGTACCATCCGCTGTATCGAATTATCCACGATGAGCCGAACAGTGAGATGACGTCTTTCGTCTGGCGGGAGGCCATGCTCACGCACCTTCTGCTGTGGGGAAACTCCTACAGTCAGATCATCCGGAGTGGCCGAGGTAAGGTTATTGGGCTGTATCCCCTGCTGCCGGACCACATGGAAGTGGATCGAGACGACAAGACCGGGAAGCTGACCTACACTTACTCCACGACTAAAGGTGAAACTGTGCGTCTCCGGCCCGAGGATGTGCTGCACATCCCAGGGCTCGGCTTCGATGGCATCATGGGCTACAGTCCCATTGCTATCGAGAAAAACGCCATCGGCCTGGGAATCGCCGCGGAGGAGTATGGCAGCAAGTTCTTCTCCAACGGCGCAACTCCCAGCGGCATCCTGACACACCCGAACACGGTGAAAAATCCGAAGGCCCTGCGGGAAGCGTGGATGGAAGCCTACGGCGGATCGTCCAATGCAAATCGTGTGGCAATCCTTGAGGAAGGCATGACGTTCACACGAATCTCCATGCCCAACAACGAGGCGCAGTTCCTGGAAACGCGAAAATTCCAGGTGTCGGAGATCTGCCGCATCTACCGCGTACCGCCGCACATGATCGGGGACCTGGACCGGGCCACATTCTCGAATATCGAGAATCAGTCCATCTCCTTCGCCGTGCACACCATCCGGCCCTGGCTGGTAAGAATTGAACAGGCGATGAATCGTGCTCTTTTCCCTGAAAAGGAGAAGGGCGTTTTCTATGTCCGCTTCAACATGGATGGCCTGATGCGCGGCGACTACAAGTCCCGAATGGAGGGCTACGCCATTGGCCGCCAGAACGGATGGCTGAACGCCAACGACATCCGCGAGTTGGAAAGCATGAATCCCATCCCCGATGAGGAAGGCGGAAATGCCTACCTCGTCAACGGGAATATGATTCCAATCAGCGTCGCAATGCAGGACCACAGCCTTCCTGCCAATGAACCGGAGAAAGAAACCACCGATGATAAACATGATGGCGACGGTGACGATGATTGGTGGAATGATAAGCAGGACGGTGACCACAGTGAGTGACATCATCAAGTCCATATCCTACGACCAGGATGAGCTGCTCCAGTGGATCATCCGCCTGTATGTTGAGGACGGGCGTTTCGACATAGACCCTACCTTTTCCACAGGTGGATTCTATCGAAAAATACCCCAGCCGAAGCTGTGCTATGATCTGGTGCCGCAAAAAGATGGCGTGCTTCAGGCAGATTGCCGGAAGCTCCCTATTAAAAGCGGTTCCGTTCGGAGCATCATTATCGACCTGCCGTTTCTTGCCACGACCGGCAAATCTCTCACCGGGAATACCGGCAACATCATCAACCGGCGTTTCTCTGTGGCAAGAAGTGAACGTGAGCTGGCCGCGCTGTATGAGGCTGCCATCAGGGAAGCCAATCGGGCGCTGTGCCCGGGCGGCATCCTGGTGTTCAAATGTCAGGACAAGGTCTCCAGCGGCAAACAGCACATGATGCACTGCAATGTGTATCAGTGGGCGATCTTGCAGGGCTTTGAGGTGCTTGACCTCTTCATCCTGCTGGCCCGCAGCCGACTGGTAGCCAACTGGCAGCGCAACCAGAAACATGCCCGGAAGTATCATTGCTATTTCTGGGTGTTCAGAAAGAGAAAGGGGGTGGTTCCCGAATGCGGGAAATCAACCTGAACGGCTACATAGACGATGAAGTGTGGTTCGGTGATGAGATCACGCCGGACAGCCTTCATGAAACGCTTTATGACCCGGGAGTAGATCAGTCGGAGGACGTGCATATCCGGCTGAACTCCTATGGCGGCAGCTGCAACGCCGCCGTTCGCATGCACGACGATCTCGTGGCCTATCCGGGAAAGATCAGCATCACCATCAGCGGCACGGCGGCTTCGGCGGCGACAGTGCTGGCCATGGCGGCGGATACCCTGGAAATGACGCCTGGTTCTCTCTTCATGATCCACGATCCCATCGTGGGAGCCATCGGCAACGAGGCCGATCTCATGGAAGCCATCGGCCTGCTCCGGGCCTGCAAGGACAGCATCATCAACGTGTATGCGACGCGCACCCTCGCCGGGCGTGACCAGATCGCGCAGATGATGAAGGAAACCACCTGGATGGATGCCGAGGCGGCTCTGGCCTACGGCTTCATCGACCGCATCGCTGCGCCCAGCGCCTTCGGCACCGTGATCAACTGCGTTGTTGCCCGGGAAGTCGCGGAGAAGAAGGTGCAGCTGTGGGTGGACCGGCATAAGCAGCTGGTCAGCGATATCAGGAAGAAGGAGCAGACCATCAATCCCGAGGAGGATAAGGCCGATGACCATGAAGCAGAGCGATTACCGCTGGGCGAAGCTGGGGTCCCGGCGACCGCCGAGGATGCGCCTGCCGCGCCTCCCGAGGAAGCGCCCGCCCCTGAACCTGCCGACGAGCCAGTGGAGACTGGCGAAGCTGAAGCGCCGGACAACTCTACCGGTGCGGATCATCCCGATGGACATGATACCGGTACCCCCGTCAGTCAGCTGCGCAAACGGCTGGCTTTGATTATGCCCAGCGAGGCAAAACGATAACGATCAAGGAGGACACTGTTTTGAGTAAGATTCTTGAAATGCGCCAGAAGCGCGCCGAACTGTGGGATAAGGCGAAGGCCTTCCTGGACGAGCACCAGAACGAGAATGGCGTGATGAGCGCCGAGGACACCGAGGAGTACGAGCGCATGGAGCAGGATGTCGTGGACATGGGCCACGCCATCGAGCGCATGGAACGCGCCGAGCAGATGGACCGCGAGATGAACGATCCCGCCAACCCCGTGCTGGCTGGTCGTCCCGAGCGTCCTGCGCCCGCTGCTGACAACAAGCGAGGCACTGCCAGCGATGCCTACAAGAAGGCGTTCTGGAATTCCGTCCGTGGCCGGATGAACTACGATGTGCGCAACGCTCTGCAGGTCGGCGAGCTGACTGAGGGCGGCTATACTGTACCCGATGAGTTTGAAAATCAGCTCATCGAGGCGCTGCAGGATGAGAACATCATGCGTGGCCTCGTCCACGTCATCAGCACCTCTTCCGGCGACCGTAAGATTCCCCTGGTGACCAACTACGGCACCGCGAGCTGGATCGAGGAGGAAGCGCAGATCCCCGAGAGCGATGTGGCGTTCAACCAGATCACCCTGGGCGCTCACAAGCTGGCGACGGCTATCCGCATCTCCCAGGAGCTGCTGAACGACTCCGCCTTTGACCTGGCCAGCTTCATCGCCCACGAATTCCAGCGCCGCGCCGGTGCCGCGGAGGAGGAAGCAATCCTGGCGGGTGACGGCTCCCACAAGCCCATCGGCCTGCTGCACGACACCCTGGGTGCGCAGGTGGGCGTGACCGCCGCGTCTGCCACAGCCATCACCGCGGATGAGCTGATCGACCTGCAGCACAGCCTGAAGTCCGGTTATCGTCGGAAGGCCGCGTTCATCATGAACGACGCCACCATCAAGGCCATCAGGAAGCTCAAGGATGGCCAGGGCCAGTACCTGTGGCAGCCCTCCATCCGCGAAGGTGTGCCGGACATGATCCTGAACAGC